TTACTGAATAGTATTCTCTTCATCTAAATTATCTTCGACTGCATCTTCTGTTTTAGGCATTTCTAACCGAATATCAATCCAACGCCCACCAGGAATATCCACAGGCTCTCCTGCGATAAACTCTCCGTCTTTAAATAGTTTTTTGAAAGATTTAACGGTAATCACATTTTTATCATCAACTGAGTATTCTACGAAGATTTTCTTATTACCATTTGCATCTTCAGGAGTTTGAATATACCAACCTGATTTAGCAAACCCTAATGAGTCATGAATTTCATAGTGACCGATATTGATATACTTAATAGTGACACCTTTAGACTCTAAATTTACATAGCCATTTTCTACTTTAGTCCAACCTAGTTGTGGATTATCATTTGCAGTTGCTTGATCAAGTGGATTAATTAATCTTACAACTGGTGACGCTTGTTTAATAAAACCATTACTATCTACAATTGTATTGGCTGAGGTCAAGACTACAGCTGATACAGCGCTAGTAGTAGGAGTTCTTCTACCTTTTATTAATACTAAATTAGGAGTTTCACCATAATTCGGAAAACACAAATAATGGGTATTAATTCCATCGGCAGAACTGGCAATTGTAGAAACATATTGGTCATTTCCGAATCCTTCAGGAAAACCTATGGCACTTGTTGTTGCCGAAAACCAACCATTAACTCTTGACGTCTCAAATGTCGACACCTTTTCAGATATTCTTGAAACACCTATACCAGAATATCCTTGATATATTGCATATCCCTTATCCTGTAAAAGGATAGACCATGCTTCTACAGATTTGATAAATTTAACAGGCTCAATTACTTTTCCATCTTCATAGGGTAAGGCCTTAACATCTGCTGCAGTCAAAGTAATATCTTTATCAGACTTGCCATTTACAGATTCGATAGTACTTCTCTCAATATTATCTTTTTCAATTTTACTCCACTGACCGTCCTGACGAGCATATTGCTCTCCATCAAGAGGAGCATCTAAAATTAAACTCACCTCTTTAATTTCAGAGACTGCATTTTCAGCACGAATAGCTAATTGTTGTGCTTCATTTTTTAAGTTCTCAAGGATAGGTACTAACTCTACAGCGTCTTCGTTCTCTACTGAATTGAGTAAGTAATCATTTAATGTACTATCAGTAGAATCCTTTAAAACTTGAATTATACCCACCTTTTTAGGTAATCTACCATTCACTAACAAAGTAACATCGTAATCACCCACTTGAGCATCAATTTCGTAATAACCATCTTGAGTTGTAGTATACGATTCTACTTTTTTGATTACAGAGTCAGTTGTTTTAGTTGCAGTTAATACAATACTGCAATTTTTAACTGGTAACCCTGAACCATCTTTTAAATATCCTGATATTTTTGCCATTTTGTATACCTTATAAAATAAAAAACCGCCCTAGCAGGCGGTTAAATTAATATTAAAACAATGAACTAAGAATTATCTCTCATCACTAATAGAAAAACAAAATCAGGAGCAAAACCAGAATGAGCTGTTGATTTAGCACATGTGATTTTTGCAGATGTATTCACATCTAAGTTATACCTAATAATTTTACTATCTACATTACAAGTTTTTGAGTATTGAACAGATGTCGTTGAAGTGACAAAAGAGCTATTATTGATATTCACAGTCACTGTTGCTGCACCATAATAATGCTGCTCACGGTTATCTCCAACTAATGAGTATCTGTGGTAAGCCTTTACAACAATAGGATGGGAAACAATAACCCTTTTGTAATCTACCGGCTCTAATATCACCGTTTTTCCTGCCTCTAACAGTATAGGTGTTACAACATCACCCTGTATTTTATTTGCATATACAGTACCATTAAAATAACCATCTTGGGCATAGATAGTACCGTTTACAGTTACATCATTCAAAACTCCACTTTCAGCATTAATTATTCCTGATATCTCTGCTTTTTTGGCAACTAATGTTCCATCTGGAAGCAGTTGAAATAAAGGAGGAGTTCCACTACTAACAACAGTCCCAGCTTGAATAACCCCACCATTGATCTGAGGGGCATTTATCTCTGTTCCTGCAATTAAGCGGTCACCTTTAATGGTCCCTGTAGCAACTAAATTACCATCAAGAAACATTTTAGGGATAATCCACTGACTACCATCATATAAGCAAGAATTAGAAACCAATATTTGACCATTCTCATCTAGCGAATAAATTGTTAAAGTCGTATCTCTAGCGGGGTAAAATCCAAATTCTGAGAAAAATAAAGCTGTTGCTTTATCATTATCAGGAAAAATTCCATCATCTGTTTGAATACGGAAGAAACCACCGGAGCCATTTGTTGCGGCTAAAGTTTCAGTATTCATGATGACCATTTCAGAACGACCAACAAGATTAATCGCATTAACACCATACCAATATTCTGTTAACGGTTGGCAATCTTGGTCAATCATAACAATTGAGCGGCCTAAATAGTTTTTCTTCTCTTCCACCTCTTGTCTGGATAAACCTTTATAAAATTCATATTGAGTCCCAAGACTAGTGAGCCCGCCGCTAACAGGTCGAATGGCAACACTAAAATTACTCGGAGTTAAGAGTAAAGTATCTGGTTTAGATGGAGGTAAAATAGAAAAAGATGCTGTCGTCTCATCCCCTAATTGACCGTCTTTGCCAATACCTCTGACGATGACGTTATATAGCCCCTGTTGCAAATCAGTTAGGAGATATTCAGTTCCAGCAATAACCTCTCTGAACTTAACTTTTGCATCACTTAGAACTTTTATTTCAAACTTTAATTGATTTAAAGAGCGAGGTGTATTCCAGATTACCTTAGCCTGCCATAAATCTGATTCAGGGGTAGCCTCAACTTGAAGATTCTCGACAGGAGGAATATTCAAACCATATAACGTATGGTTATCTGACTCAAAATTTGCACCTTTATCAACAATAGTCTCTTTTTCTGGTATATGTTGTAATGCTGAAATAGTATAAGTACCATCATCATTCTCCGTGATTGTTAGAGCCTTAAACAGACGAGGTTTAATCGCTGAAGTTGAAAGCATCCAAACCGACCATTCAGATACACTAATTTCATCTGTTAATACTAACGTATCAGTTTTAGGTTGAGATAAAACTGCAACTTTTTGTAATACGCCCTGATTATCGATATAACTAATCCAGGCTTTACTGGGTTCTTCAAGTTCAATCTCTTTATCCAATACAACAGTATTACCCTCAATCGATTTAATTCGTCCGCCAATTTTTGCCCCAGCATAATCATTATCAGCAATACCAATAATATCACCTGGTAAATGACGCAACCCTTCTCGACCAATAGCAAAACTTACTGTTTGTTTCTCTAGTTTTTCAGTCTGAATAAGCCATTTACCAATACGGTGAGCCTGTCCTCTTGAAGTACAACCAAAAGCATCAATCTTACTGACATTTAAACCAAAACGACGAATTAAGTCATCATCAGCAACGTACTCTGTCGCAGTTTCCCATCCATTATCTGGATCAACATAGCGGACATGAGCCGCTGTGTGACGACTTTTCTGAGGAGAGGAAGAGTAATTAAATTTACCTTCAACAACATTAGCATTCGTGTAAATATACGTTGTATCAGCAGGTCTATCCATTACTGCAGATAGTTGTATTCCATCCCAAACTGGCAAAGAACGAAATACTGAACAGAGATCATTAATCACATCATATGCTTGTCTTTGATTAGTAATATAACAGTTACATGTAAACCTAGGTTCCTGATTACCAAACCCATCATCAACAAGCTGATCACAATATTGAGCAATAGTATATAGAGTAAATTTATCGCAGCTAAATTGTCCCAGACGCTCTCCTAATCCATATCGCGTATTTGTTACAAGATCATAAAAAATCCACGCTGGATTATCTGTCCAAGCTAATTTAAAGTTTCCCATCCATAATCCCTGATAAGAACGAGTATTAGGATCATAATTGTCAGGGACTTTTACTACCATTCCTTTTACCAGATATTGTCTACGCGGAACTCCGCTAAACTGCTCAGAATCAAATCGTAAGCCAACTATTGCCGTATTAGGATAAGTCAATTTAACATCATAAATTTCAGTATATGATGACCAAAGAGTTTTATTTTCTAGTCTTGCACTTGTACTATCCTCGGTCTCCCTTACAACACGTAAATTAAACGGAACCTCAGGTAAATTTTCAATGGTCACTGATTTCAAATACTGACTACGAACCTTCCCGCTAAAATTTACTGTTTCAATTGTTCTCCAACTACTTCCTGAACCTACTTGTACTAATAAACGGGCTGTAGTCCCAACCATATCGCCATTATCTTTCTGCTGATATAATCCAGAAACACCTACAGTGACACGAAGACGATCAATATTACTATCGGTAATACTTCTGACAATTGGAGAAGCTTTCTTAACTTCTAATGAAACAGGTATTTCATTCTCAGTTGCGGGAAAGCCCTCTAAAGGATCTTGCTCTTGTGTCCCGGATAGCCATTCAGCCTCAATCCCTTTAAAATTATAAGAATTATCTGCCGCTTGAATAGGTGTTTTATTTAAATAAACTCCTTTTAAACCGTCTACAGGACCTTCGATTTGTCCTTCACATAACAAATCAATAATAGAAAGCTGTTGACGTGACTTGAGGTTATCAGGTTGTTCATATGGAACTTTTGTTTTTCCTCCACCCTTTCCCATTTTATTCTCCTTATAATGTTTCTATACCTTGAGATAACACCTTAGAACCAATCATCATTTTTCCATAACAAAGAGGAACTGCCGTTCCTTGAGCGATTGTGTTATCAAGGTTTGAAAATGCAGTATTTTTATTATTACTTGAATCATCAGAGGTTGGTGTTCCCGGTATTTTTGTTAGCATCATCACCACTCCACCGACCATCATCCCAACTCCAGCACTGATTAGACCCACGGCTAGAGGGCTTGCACTCCCTCCAGATATCACTGTCATTACACAGCCAATAACCACTAAAGCAGCTCCTGCTATAAAGTTAAAAAAACCACCATTTTTTGTACCTAATAGCCTTGGAATAATATGTATAACTGCATTATGAGGTAATAAAGTATGTGCCCCTGCTTTGAATGTTTTTTCGTTCATATCATGCCCATTAATTCTGACGCGGTACTCACCTTTCATAATATATTTACGTAAATTAGGTATTTGTAGAAATAGACAACGTAACGCTTCTGAACCCGTTTGAGCTGTTATTTTAAATTTATCGCCAAATTGTTTGAGATCCCCATAAAACCGTATGATTGCCATTCTTTATGCCTCCAAATTGAATGTGTATATTTAAGCCAAAAGCCGTTATAAATATCGCGTTTACTTTTTCGATTAGGGCAGTGGTGTAATATCATTTGTTCCCCAACATAAATTGCTGCATGGTTCGGAACACTTGACCCTAAGCAAATTATAATGACATCCCCTTCTGTTATTTCATTTGCAGAAACCTTATAGAAACCATTTTCAGGCATGTTTTCTAAATAATAATTTTTACCTTCAGACCACCAATTATATTTTCGATAAAAATCAGGGAGATTAATACCGGACAAATGATAAGCATCACGGAATAAGGTATAACAATCAGTAGTCCCATGCTTAAAATCACGTCCTAATAAAGGAAGCATGAGCCTAAATTGGTATACACTATTCGAATGAACTAACCACCAATCTAGTGCTGTTTTCTGCTGAATAAGCTGATCTGTTTTACTGAGAATAGGAAAATCATCTGGATGAGAATGAACTAATGCGACAACCTCTCCTATTTCTTCAGCCCTTAACCAGTCTTCAGTCGAAATTTCAAATGAATCGTAAGGATTTAGCGCGATATTACGACAGGGAAAATATTCAAAATTGTTATTTTTTTTCAATACAAAACCACAGGACTCTTTATTTCCGCAAGATTTTGCATGATTAATTATTTGTTGATTTAACATGATTAACTAAGTTTTGCTGAAGAAGGAAAGCCACCAAAAGGTAAAGGATTATGCTCACCAAAACGGCATTTACACCCAGTAAGAGAACGACTACATTTATCTTTCAAATAATCGGATGTAGGATTATCGTATTCATCAGCGACGGCTTGCCCTGTATAACCACATTCAGAAGAACGATAACGCCAACAACATGTATGAGCAATAATAACTCTGGCTGGAATTAATGCACCATCAGATTCACAAGGTAGAGCTAGTTCAAAAGTTGCTGCTTCTGCATTCAAAGAACTCATTCTCTCAATCACATATCTTGAAATAATCTCTTGTGTAGGATCTGAATTCACATTTCCATCTTGAAAATTTTCTGAATCTAAAAACTTAGCTAATACTTGCCGACGAGTCACTAATGCACCAAGTAAATCCTCATAATCCTCACTCAACCCAGTGATTAATCCAGCTATATTAGCTACAGACAAAGTAGGACGATTACTAGTTCCTTGACCATTTTTTTCAAAACCTTGAGCCACAATAGGATAAGGTTCATAAACATTACCCTGCCACAAAACAGGCAAATATTTTTGGTTTACACCGGAGTGAAATCGAAAAATTGTTTTTTCACCAGCTATCTCTGAAAGATCTACTTCAAATAAATCAAGCAGACTATCTTGTTCAATATCAGATAAATTGAGATATGTTTTTTCAGGTATCATGCAACAACCTCCTCAAAGGTAGCAGTTATTGTTGTAATGATATTAGAAACACTAATATTCCAATTACGGCAAACAACAGCTATTAATTTATGGGTATGTGGCTGCCTCCAGAGAAATTTATTTACAGCTCCATGGCGACTTAAAAACTCATCGATAAAAAACTCATCTTCACGCTTTACTTTTATGGTTACGTTATAAGTTCTTAAATCATGATTGATACCACTTTTTTGGCGTTGCTCATAACCATCACCAAATTTTACTACCTTTACCTTAGGTGAAACATTCACAACCATATCAGGAGCAACCTCCCACTGAAATTCTTCCATTATGTTCTCCTATTTAGTAATCCACCTGGACGCATTTCTTTATTAATGACATCTTTAACTGCAACTTTGATCATTATCCCCAGTTGTTTACCATCCTCTTCAGTACCAGTGTTACCGTTAATACTAACAGGAACATTAATAGATAACTGTCCTCCCGCCTGAGAAGCTGAATCTAAGAAACTTTTAAGATCAGCATTGGTTCTGGCATCAACAACTCGTTCACCTTTATCAAGTAACCAAGTTCCTTCGCGTGGGATATAATCGATACCATCATGAGCCTGGCCTGACAATGTTTGTCCTGCGATAACTCCCACAGAAGCATAACCTAAACCACGAATAGTCCCTGATAATACAGTTCCTAACACTCCCCCCAATTCCAAAGCTTTGGTTGCTGCAACCTCTGTATTCATAATAGCTTCAGCAATAGCACTTGCCTTACTTGCAAGAAACATAATTTTATAGGCTTTAGAACCTTCACCTGCAGTTGCCTTTAGAATATCAGCCAGGCTGCCTGCAACAGAGCTAAACATACTGATAGAAGTCATGGTGTAATCTGTTTGTAAGGTATCTAATTCGCTATACATTTGTTCATTAATTGCGGCAACTCTTTCAGCATACTGCTGTTCATTAATTTCTTTGGCTTCCAGAGCTTTCATCTGTTGTTCTAATTCAAATTGGTAACGTAACTCAATTTTTTCTTGTTCTTCTGAATTATTATCAAGCTTGTTAAAGCCCAAAGTTAAATCACCAATTGTTCCAAAACTACTAGAAAGTCCACCCAAAATATTAGAAATGGAGCTGTCATTACCAAATTGAACAGCCATAATATTTTGATATCCGCCAAACAAATTACTGATTTCACCATATTGATAAGCATCTTTCTCCGCCGTAAGGTTCCGGACATCTTTTTCATAATTATTCTTACGGAATTGTATTGTGGATAGATAAAAAGCATCCATGTCAGGATTTTCTTCAGCCTTTCTCCTATAATCAGCCTCGAGTGCTTTAAATTTATCACCAGCTTCGACAATCTTATCTTCATAGTTTTTTATATTTTGGTACATACTTGGAAGAATGGATTGAGTAACACCAAAAGATTGTGATAATGATGATAAAGACTTAGTGATTTGGTGTTGTTCAGATAAGTATTTTGATGAAATATTTGCAAGACTAGAAACGGACTTTTCACCGAGTGTTAGTTGATATTTTAATTTTTCCTGTTCTAACTTAAATACTGCATCATTATGTTTTCTAATCGCAGCCAGTTCTTCAGCATCAAGCTTACTGTTATATTCGATACCACTACGCCGACGATTCTCAATATTACTTAGGCTAATCTCCAGCTCTTTATCTAATTGCTCTTTACCTAGATCATAGTTATTAAGATTATATATGGCGTCAGGTGCAACATTCCCCAGAAGCGAAGACAGATCTTTAGCGGCAGAAAAAGATTTTGCCAAATCATGATTTTCTGAAACAAATTTTTTAATCTCTTCAGAGCACAAAGATAGCCATTCAGTTGTTAAATTATAAGTCGTTGATAACTCTTTTTTATCAATCTCATTCATTCGAGCTGAATAGGCTAATTTTAATTGTAAAATTTTTTGTAAGCTACTCTCAAGAACCTTCGGATCATTTGTATTCTGAACAACCTGATTAATAGCTTGCATTTCTTTTTCTACAAATTGTTCTAAATTATTTCTATCTTCTTTAATTTTGTCATAATCAATCAAAGTTGATTCTAAAATAGGTGTATTAGTTAACTTGTTTAAAGATTCGATACCTTTAGTAATATCTGTAAATGTTTTTGTTGTATTGTGCCCGGCTCCCAAAATATCAACAGAAAGTTTCTGAATCTGCTCAGAAACTTTCACCATATCTAATTGGGTATCTGCAATAGCTCTTAATAAAAAAAGATTTTCAGCCAAGGCATCACTTAATGTTTTGGAATGAGATAGCGCTTTAGAGTTTTTCACATTCCTTTTACTTATTGCCTTTTCAATTTCTTTAAGTTTATCAAGCTGTTTATAGTCAAATGAAGCCTCTGTTATAATGCCATTTGTACTATATGGATTCTTTGATGTCATATTTACCTTCCAATAAAGACAAACTTGTTATTTATTCGCCAATTTTTCAAATAGCCCTTCTAAACTAGCGCCATTATTTTGGAGCTGCTTGTCTGAGCTCCAATCTAAAATTAGCTCTTTCATAGAAACCTTCCCCCCTTGAGATTGATAAACTGAGGATGCAATTTGAGCAGAATGAATATCCCCCCGCTCATCACCAATTGGGCTTAAACTATCAAACCCAACCCAGAGATAGAATTCCCGGGCTGACATCGTGTTTTCTAGCTGCTCAAGAGTCATTCCTAGGCGCAGAGCCAGTTTCAATTTAAAAAATAGCCCTGCCTCATCAGCTACTTTTTTTTAGCGTCTTCAATTGGAGTCTGACCAATGCCTGATAGCTCTAAAGCCTGATTAAGTAGACGGGAATGAACAGGACCATAATTAGTAATAAGATCATCAACTTCATCTTCAAAAATTAAATTACCTTTATCATCACACAGCGTTGAAGCAAACAACTTTGCCTCTGCTGCAACACGTTGCAGAGATTTATCTTCGGCCTCAAATACATCTAAACTACGTAATGTCTCTGCCCACGCTGACCATGCACCAACAGATGGCTCTCTCAGTACCACTGAAATACCGCCCCATTCAGGGACGGTGACAGTTTTGGTACGAAAGCCGGCATTTTTTGCTGTAATAAGTTTTTTTAAATTCATGCTTTAGCTTCCTTATTTTCTTGATTAGATTTCGACTAATTTGCCTTTCATGCGCAGTGTATAAGATGCAGTCACAACACCACTTGTCGCCACAGAGAAACTGTTTTGACGCACTTCAGCTAAAAAGGCATAACCTTTACCTGACGGGAAAGTGATTTTAAATGCATGAATAGCATCATCGTCATAGGCTGAACGTAGTGATTTTTGTGCTTCATCTTCAATCACCCAGTTACCAGAGAATGTGATTTCACCCGGAGCTGGCAGACCATTGGTCATCTCTTGTTCAGTTGAGCCCAATGTAGTCACATCGATATCAGCTTTTTGACCACCTGAATAACTAAACTCAGTGGTTGACCCACCAAGGTCAAGCCATGTTGCCGATGTTGGGTTTGCTTCAGTTGCCGCTGCTTTTGAAACAAGAATTTTAGTACCTTGTGTTAGTTCATATTTACTAGCCATTAAGTTTTCTCCAAATATAAAAAAAGCCACATTATTGTGGCTGGTTGTTGTTTTGTTCTTATGCAAGAACGGTAAAAATTGAGCTCACTTGAGATCAATTAATTCGGTGTTGATAAAATTTTTCTGATTGCTCGCTTATCAGCATTACAAACTTCAAGCAGATGTAATAAAGTTTCGTTATATTCAACAGAATCTCCCCAGGTCATATTGGTCGGAGGATTTGGTGGTATACATAATTTAGTCAGATTGGCTGGCACTGTCTGCTGTACGAATACGCTCTGCGTGCGAGCGCAGCTGGTCAACCACATCAACAGGAATAGTGACAGTAGTACACGTTTCATTTTTTAATGCCTCTTTAATCGATTCTCTAATCGTATTTGATTCATAAACTAACTGCTGAATATGACGACTATTTATCTGATTAATTTCATTAATTCTTATATTCTCGGTTTGCATAAAAATTAATGTTTCCTGTGTGCTCTTTAACTGAAGAGAAAGCTGCTCTCTCTGTTCTTTCAGACTTTGATTACTGCTATATAGCCAAATACATAAAACAACCAAAATTATTACCGCAATATATTTAAATTGAGTCATTATCTGGTTCCATTATGTTCAAGGCTAAAATGATTGCCATCAGGGAAAGATTCAAAGTCCCCACCCCAGGCGCCACCCAGTGATTTCCAGTATTTTCCCAAAGGCCGGTAAGCCTCTGTTTTGGTTTGATAAACGCCATTAACAAATAAATTGAAATCAACCGCTAAACGATAACAATGCAAACTATTTTTTATTCCCAATCCTTTTTCAGCATAGATCTTGGCTTGTTCCGGAGTTCGGTATGCTTCACCAAAAGTTAACTGGTAACCTTGTTCGTTGGCCCACAAGATCAACTGAGCGACCATTAAGGTAAATTTGCTCTGTTTAACTGATAAACTCATTCTTTGTTTCCTTTTGATCTGCGTTCAAAAAATGCCATTGAAAATGCTCTTAATTTTTCAACACCTAAAAATCCAATCATCCCCCCGATGAAAGGACTCAAACTTTGTGGTAAGCCAAAATAATCAAGAGCACTACTGGCAGCCAGTGCTAATGCTCCGCACAAAATGGCTTCAATCCACTTTTTACGCCCATCAACACCATCGTAAACCAGTCGTACATAAGCAATTAAGACAGCTAAAATAGCACCATAAATCAGTGGATAATTCTGATATAGCCAGTCAATGACAGAGGCAAAAAAATCATTATTTTTATAAGGCATTTTGTTCATTCTCATGCCCTCTTGGGCTTTTAAATTAATAAAAGGAAAGGAGTTAACGCAGCTCTTCTGTATAGGATTTGTTGAGAGTATGTGTCTGCGTACTCCTTAATTTGGTTAATAACATATAAACAAAAAACCTGATTTTGAGTCAGGGTTTCAATTTCATGTTTAAAGATGATGTTTTATTGCAGGCAATAAAAAACCCGACAGAGCCGGGTTTAAGTAATGGACATAAACGTCCAATTTGTAGTTATTATATATGAACCAATTCGCAAAATCAACATTTTGTTTAAAATATTTTTATGCAGCAATTTCCATCACATCATCCAGCTTAGCCAGAATATACTTCTCAGCATTTGTGAGTGTTTCTGAAATTGCATGTGGGCGTTTACCCAACACTTTTGCTTGTCTGTTACAAGAAATATTTTTGAGATAATAAGAAGTTAAAACAGCATGAGAATATGGGTCTGAACGTCGTAATCTCAATACAGAGCGGTCAACTAACTCGGCTTCATCCTCTGTCAAAAACACCCGAAAATCAGGCCCGCTATAACATGACTGGAAACCTGCGGCATGAGAAGGAAATTCCGTTCCAACACGTTTACTGACACGCACATTTGCCCAAGCTTTTAATACTGTTTTAATGTCTCTCATTATTTTTCATCCTTATAGAATTCCGAATTTATACACAAAATGTTAACGCAAATGCGCAACCATGTCAACATAAAATTAACAAAATGTTTATTTACATTTTCAACTGTTTGTTTAATAATCTACTTAGATTGAAAAAGTACCGGAGGACAAGAACATGAGCACATTATCGGATCGACTTAAGCATATTATGCTTGAGCAAAACCTGAATCAAACAGAGCTGGCAAAGCTTGCAGATGCCTCTCCACAATCAGTCACTAACTGGCTTAAGCGTAATTCTATGAGTAAAAATGTAGCCAGACTTATCTGTGAAAAAACCGGATATTCACTGAACTGGTTACTTTTTGGGATGGGTGAAGCAGATAATTCAGAACCTAATTTTAAACAGTCACGTTTAAAACCAGTTGAATGGGAAGACATGGCACCAACAAATACAGAATTTGTAGAAGTTCCGGTACTTGATGTACATCTATCAGCAGGAGATGGCTACTGTAACACTGAAGGTGAAGAGATGTACACACTACCTTTTAGAGCCTATACACTAAAACGTGAAGGTATTAATGTTGAAAACCTGAAAGTTGTACGGGTCACCGGTGATAGTATGGAACCTAAACTATCAGATAATGATACAGTATCAATTAATACTGCTGATAAGATTGTTCGTGATGGTAAAATGTATGCGATTCGTATTGGTGATGTTCAAAAAATAAAAATTCTGATTCAAAATTCTGATGGCAGTATCACAGTTCGTTCATATAATCCTGATTATAAAGATGAGATTGTCTATAAAGAACAAATTGAATCTGGTGACTTCACTGTCATTGGTCGCGTCTGGTGGATCTCCTCTATCGTTTAATCTATAAAAGCTAAATAATTATATTTAGCTTTTTCCTTCCTTTTTATTTTTAAACAAAAAGTTTGATTTAAATAAACAATAAGTTTAAAATAAATATGTCACAATTTGTTTATACCATTGGATTAATCATAATAATATTTTTCAACATATTGTAGACCAGCGTGTGACATCTGGTTGTGCAATGAATAAAAAGAGGAAACGATAATGAGATTTCTAAAGCTCGATGATAATCATATGATCAATGTAGATTACATCTATCAGGTTCAAGCTTGTGAAGATGATGAGAACGGTTTTAAATCAATCATCATTGATGATAATAATCAACGCTTCTATGTTAAACAATCAGTTCAAGAGATAGCGGTACTGTTTAGTTAAAATAAAAAATGCAATAAAATCAAAAGGTTATAAAATTGAATTTATTGCATTTTCTCTATAAAGATCATAGAGATAACTCTCATTAAGCATCTTGAACTATAGTCAATTACAAAAAAAACTTTCCTCTCACTCCAACCAACTCCCCCATCTTTCATTTGAAACGTTCGGATAATAAATTACAACTAACAATAAATTATTTTTCTAACCTTTATATGTAACTCAGATAAATAATTTACTCTTTCAATATGTACTTTCATCCCTCGCTCAATTTATTATTTATAATAATAAATAATATTTTAGTTCATTTTAATTGATTAAATATCCAGTAAGAAATCTAACTTATTGTTAGTTATTATGTTTTCAAAAATTTACTATTAATATTTATACAGTTCTCTCATTACTTATTTCAAAATAAAAAATAACTGGACTTATTTTGGACTTATTATTACGTATTTTTAGCAGATAATTGTGTTATTAATCACATTTTTACCTTAATTAATTTGCGATAAAAAATATCTTAGTGTATTATGCATATCAAGAAAGGAAAGTTGTTAGCTAGTAAATTACTAATTAATGCTTCTATTCTCGTGATTACCTAACTTCGTTTGCTTTGATATTTTGATATCGAAACGTTAGTAGAAAGAAAATACACATGGAGTACTTTAAAGCAAGGACGCTTTTTACTACTGATGCAAATAGAGAAAGTTTAGTGGACAGATAGTTAAATTGCTAACTATCGATACTTAACAAACTAGCAAGGAAACTTGTGTCGTATTGTTAAGCTGCGAGGGAACGCTTTCTACCCTATTTTAAGTTTTGTAGCACTACCCCATGTTACAAAACTTCAGATCCGAGGAGACTCATTCACTCCTCTTTAGCCGGTAGTTGATTTTATCTTCTATCGGCTTTTTTTGTTTTAACTGATATCTTTTTTAAATCAACAATCTACAGTAAATAAAATTTTATAAGCTCTATCTCAAAAATGCTGTATATTAGTTACATTGTTTCATATAAACGTTTGTAAATAATATGGATATCAAACAATTACAACAAGCCATCGCTAATATCACTATCTGGAAAAAAGGTGACCAACGGGCGCCGCATAAACCCTTATTACTACTTTATGTCTTATCACAATACAAGCAAGGCCACGAACGCCTGTTTGATTATGGAACCGAAATCCAGCAGCCTTTATTAGAGCTATTAAATAGCTTTGGCCCGGATCGCAAAACACACTACCCCAATATGCCATTCTGGCGCCTGAAAGGTGATGGATTCTGGCAATTAAATAATGCTGAGAATTGTACAGACCCAAAACAAGAAAGCAAAGAACCTACTAGTAACAGACTAATAGAATGTGGTGTGCAAGGTGGTTTTGATGAACAGGCTTATAAACTCGTTATAAACAAGCCAAAACAGATCGATAAGCTTGCACAACGTATTTTGAGTGAGCTGTTGCCTGAGGGTGAGCAAGATAGACTAGCCAACCAACTGGGTTTTGATCTGGCAGAAATCAATCGTGAGCGTAATCCTAAATTTCGTCAAACGGTACTTCGTGCTTATAACTACCAGTGTGCTGTTTGTGGTTATAACCTAAAACAAGATTGTACACCTGTTGGTCTTGAAGCTGCTCATGTTAAATGGAAACAATTTGGTGGCCCTTGTGAGGTAGATAATGGGCTAGCACTTTGTTCTATTCATCACTCCGCGTTTGATATGGGTGCGATTGGTCTGAATAGTGGCTTAAAGCTACTTGTTTCCAGTGGTGTGAATGGTAATGAAATTGTAGATAAACTGTTTTGGAACTTTGAAGGTAAATCAATTTTTATACCTAAAGAGAAGAAAGACTGGTTACAGAATAAGTTTGTTGAGTGGCATCATGAACAGGTGTTTAAAAAGTAA